CACTATCTGCCATTTGATTAGAGTCAGAATTAGCTGACTCAGAATTAAAATTTAAAATTTGATTGGTAGTGTATTTTACTCCCCAACATAACACTATAGTTGGTAAGAGAAATATTTTCTAAAATAAAATTGTATAAAAGTAGCCAAAAATTTAGAAAAACAATAAAAAGAATTTTTGTTATAACTCTTCAATATTTATACAATTATGTTTAAAATTAAAAATAAGAAAATTGATAAAATGTTTTAAGAGAATCAACGTGATCCGTGTACAATTGGAGAAGATACTGCTCAGATAACTTGGTAAATGGGATGCCAAAAGATGACAACCGATGTTCAAAGTCACTAAGCAAATGTACCCAATCACTATGTAAATAAATCTCACGTTGATAATTATGAACCTTGTCGTACATAACTTGATTTATGTCCTTCGAATAATCAACCCAGGATAGACCTGACTGAAGAACATTTAATTCAAGTGGACACATAACTCTTCCAATAGTATTATGATAGACAAAACGTCTTTTTAAGAACGTTATGTCTTCAATTCTATCAAAAGGTTCTGTTATTTCGCCTTTATGTGACGTCGTGAGATCCATTCCTAAAGATTGATAAAAATTGCGCATAGATATCGCATTATGAGTATGCAAAATATCTTTATTCTTGATAGCATTAACGCTATCATCGCCATAAAGAAAATCTATAACACTATTAGAAAAATCATAAATAGTAGGTGGTTTCTTAAAATTGATAACCCAATTTCTATAAAACCACATTGCGGTATAAAAACGATGTACAAAACTATTTAAGATTGCTGTTAAAAAAGAGCCAGAAGACATCGAATGAGTAGTAAGAATCAAATCATCTTGAATATTTACTATGGATCTGAATGTAGATTCAATAAGTAAATTTCCAATTCTCCTTGATTCTGGTGGCATAAGAGAAATCAAAAGTTCTTGGACTTCTCGTTGGACTTGTGGTGACATCTTACCGTCCCATTTTTTAACATCGCCGGCAAAAATTCCATGTGAAGAAATAAGTTCAGAATACATTTTGTCCCAATCCTTAAAAGGATTGCAACCAATCATAATCTGGTTTTCATCTCTATTTTTCACGATATGTTCCACCATACGACCAAAATATTTTTTAGTTAGCACCTGATTAAAAATAGTGCCAACCCGAAAACTTCTTGGTTCACCACATTTCTCTAACCCTCTCAGCTCATCTTTGAGTGTTTCCACCCAGACGAGCTTTTGCCAATCTACATCACCTGCATTTGCACTTTGCTCAAAATTAGAAAGATCAATCATAAACGAATCTGTAAATTTACCATTTACAAAGTCAATATAATCAGATTTCTCCTTAGAACAACCGTAACCATTGCTAGAGTCTTTATTAAGACCCGCTAATAATTGAGTACCTTTAACAATTGAAAATTCATCCAACGAGTCAAATGG